GTCAGCACGTTCAGCGTGCCGCGGGTGAACCAATCGGGCTCGAACCCGTCCAGCCCGGAAAAGTGGAACACCCGTGCCGCGTCGACGGCGTCGATTTCCGCCTCGACGCTGTAGGCCGGCTCGCTCAGGTCGACCCCGCAGCGCGCGTCCCCCAGAGCCGCAGCACAGGGCGCCTGGTAGACCCGACCCTGAGGCTGGTTCAACGCCTCGGTCAGCCCACGCAACTCGGCATGAAAGGCGCCTGCCTTGCGGCGCAGCTCTCCGATATGGCCGCGGAACCGCAAAGCGCGCTGTTCAGGGTCCGCCCAGTTGACCTGCCAGAGCCGCACTTCGGCGGCGTCGTAGCGACCCGCCTCGATATCTGTTTCGGTGACGGCGGCATCGCTCAGCGCGCCCATGGCCTCGCTGTTGTCCACCGACAGCCCGCTTCCGGCCATGACAGCACGGGCCGTGAGACCGGATTGCGCCTTGAATTCAATCCCTTCAAACTCAAGGTTCAAGTCGTGATCCGTAAAGCCGAAGGTCACGCCGTCAGTTCGGACAATGGCCCAGCACCGGCAGGTCGTGGTCAATCCGGTGGCCAGGTGATCGCTCAGCCCGCTCATACCCGCACCTCGACAACCGGCACGTCCGGAACCTCGCCCGCCTGAAAATTGGCGACGCTGGTGCGGATCTGGTCGATATCGAAGCGCACGGGCACGTCGAACTCGAACCCGGCCGTGACTTCGGCCTGCAGATCGGGCGGATGGGCGAAGGTGATCACCCCGGTGGTCAGGTCGATCTCGTAATCCACCCCGTCCTGCACGGGATCGCCGCTGACCTGGACATGCACGCGACCGGCAACCGGTTTCGAGATCGGGCGCAGATAGCTGTTTTCACCTGAACGGTAGGTCTTAACCAATTGGAATTCCGTCCGAACCTCATCCCCGACGCCCAGAAGCTGATCGCCGCCGTCGATCTCTTGCGACGGGCGTGCGGACTTGAAATCGCTCCAATCCTTCCAGCGAAAGCCGAACAGCTGGCCCTGGCGCGCCTCGAAGAAGGCCACCAGCGCCTCGACATCGTCGAGCGAGCGCAACCCCATCCCTGCATCATAGCGACGCCGCGAATGGGCCCAGGGCGTGTTACGCTCCTCGAACCCGTTGGCGAGCGTGACCACCTCGGTCCGGCGCTCGGGCCCGCCGATCGAGCCGAAGCTCAGCGACGCGGGAAACCTGATCTCGTGGAAATTCATGGCTGCCTCCTCAGCGGTTGCGTTGACCGCGCGCCACAAGGCGCGTCATCTGCGCGGCGATCTGGCCCTGGCTACGCTGGAACCCGGCCACGTCGGGGGTCTGGATGTTCATGGTGACGTTGACGGTCCCGCCACCCTGGGCGCGGACCCCGAGGCGGCCGTCATCACCACGGGTCAGCGGCATGATCGCCTCTGGCCCCGCCTCACCCATCAGGCCGGTTCCGCCACGCATGGGAAAGGTCGTGGCGCGATCGACCACGCCGCCACGCGCAAAAGGCAGGACCCGCCCATCCGAGATTGCGCCGCCCTTGGCAAAGGGCATCAGGCCCGAGACCAGCGAATTGACCCCATCGGCCAGCAGGCCCCCGAAATGGTCGGTCACCGGGCGCATGGCGTTGTTGTAGACCGTGCGCGACATGGCCTCGGCCACGGTCGACAGCGCATCCGAGAGTTTCATGCCGTCAAAGACCAGCCCGTCGAAGGCCCGCCGCAACCCGCCGGAAAAGCCGCGTTCCAGGTTACCCAGGTCCCGCGTCGTTTCGGTCAGCGCCGATTGGGTGCGGCGCAGCTGCCCCTCGAAGGCATCCGTCAGCGCGGTGACCGAGCCAAGGGTTTGTTCCAGCACATTTGCCTCGCTCTCGAAATCGTCCAGACCGTCAATCTCGTCCATCTCTCGCTCCTTCGTCCGGGAAGGCCCGGCTCAATTCCTCAAGGCGCTGGCGGGCCATAGGCGCCGCGGTCATGTCAGCCCCCAGCATCAGCCACAGCTCTGCCGGGGTCAGCGCCCAGAACTCGGCCGGGTGCAGGCCCAGCGCGCCAAGTCCCGCGCGCATCAATGCCGCCCAGTCCATCGCCCCTACCCCGGCACCGCAAAGGCGCGGGCCAGCAGCTCGGCCGCCACCTGTGCGGCCCGCACGACCCCGCCCTCGATCTCGGCGCGCACCAGGTCGCCCGGCCCGCCCTGCCAGCCACCGCCCCGCAGCCCCGCCACGATCAATGCCAGCACGTCGCGGCTGGAATAGCGCCCCTCGTCGAAGCGGCGCACCAGGTCGGGCAGGCTCTCGCCTCCCAGGGAATGCTCCAGCTCGGCCAGCGCACCCAGGGTCAGCTTGCAGACATGGGTCTGCCCGTCGATCACCAGCGCGACCTCTCCTGCCTGCGGGTTCACCATCACGGCAGCGGCGTGAAATCGACCGCGCCCGCCGAAGCCAGCGACAGCTCGTAGGTGGCTTCGCCATCATGGTTGCCGGCATATTCGATCGCCCCCACCTGGAACGGCCCTTCGACCGTGCCGAATCCGGGAATGATCACCTGGAAATCAGGAGTTTCACCGTCGAAGAAGATCTGGCGCACGCGCTCGTCGGTTGCTTCGTCACGAAACACGCCCGAGCCGCTGATCGCGGCGGATTTCATCCCCGCCCCACCCAGCAATTCACGCCAACCGCCAGTGCTCTCGATGCTGGTCACATCCACGCTTTCGGAATTGAAGGCGATGCGTGTGGCCCGAAGGCCCGCCGCCGTCTGGAACTGTCCATCGCCGGTCATGTCGATCTTGATAAGGAGGTCCTTGCCGTTCTGGGCTGCCATGTGTCTTACTCCAATGGTTTTGAGGGTCAGTCATCGTCCACGCGGGCGCGGAAGGTCAGGTCGATGCGGCGCTCGTCGCCGGGGCTGACGCGCACCGCCTTGGCGCGGTGGAATCGCAGCGACACCAGGCGGCCACGGCTCAGCATCAGCGGCGCGTCGACCAGCGCGTCGGACACGGCGGCGGCCACGGCCTTGGCGCTGGCAAAACCGGCACTGTCCGTCACCACCGAAACGGTAAAGTCGTGCCGCGCGCCATGGCCCGTCTGATCCGAGGCATCACTGGCCTTTTCGGGGCCGAGCGCGATGTAAAGCGACGGCACCGTGCCCGCAGGCAGCGCGTCGTAGATGTCGGCCCCCACCAGCGCGGTCACATCCGCATCGGCAGAGAGCGCCTGGTAGATCGCCGTTTGCAGGGCGGCGGAAATGGCATAGCTCATGCGATCACCTCTTCCTCGGCATCGGCCACCAGGTAGCGGCCGTCGGCATCGTCTTCGCTGACCGCCTGTATGCGATAGACCCGCGTTCCCTCGCGAAAGCGTTGATCCGGTTGCGGCCGCGAAGACGCCCCGATCGGCGCGGCACGCAGCGTGATGCGATAACGCACGCGGCTCAGCGGCATGGCGGCCCCGGCGGTCTCGCGGCCCGTGCGGGCCTCGACCTGAGCCCAGAGGGTGCCCAGAGATTGCCAGACCGTCTCGAAGCCCCCGGCCCCGTCGGCGACGCGCATCGGCGCCTCAAGCGTCAGTTTCCTGTTCAGCCGAATGGTCATCACACCACCCCCCGGCCAATACGCAGGCTGCGATAGCGTTCGATCAGCGCCGTCACCCCAAAAGGCATGCAGCCCCCATCGAATTGGGTTTCGTGGCGGTATTCGTAGTAATGCGCCGCCAGCAGCATCACCGCCTGTTGCAGGTCGCTGGGCAGGTCGGACCAATCCGGACCGAACCCGGCCAGAAACCGCAGCCGGACCGACCCGGCCTGGGGGATCGCGGGCAATCCGCTTCCCGTGGCCAGCAGAACCGGGCTCTGCATGTCCGGACGCAGGCGCCAGGCGGCCGCATTGACAGGGTGTTCCTGCCCGGTCCGGTCCAGCAGCGCCACCTCGGCGACGGCGCTCACCGGGGCCACAGGTAGCGGCTGTTGGCCCGGCTCGGCCCAGGCCGACAGCGTCAGCGCGAAATCGCGCTCGATCAGCACCTTGGAGGTGCGCGCCTCGATCGCCGCCATGGCCGAGCGCAGGAACCCCTCCAGCAGGCCGTCTTGCAAACCGTCATCGGAAAAGCCCGACCCAAGGCGCAGGTGCTCTTTGAACAAACCCACCGGTAGGGCGCTTTGCGGCACCGTGGTCTCTTCGATCAACATCATCAGCTTTCTCCGAAAACGGCTTGTCGTTTCTTGGGATTGGTGCCCGGGCGCAGACCCCCCGCATCGCTCGGACGGAAGGAAGCAGCTGGACAACACGGGGGTGCCCCGCGCCGTGCCTGCGCCCGGGCCGGGGGCCGGCATCATGTCCGCCCCCCGTCCTGGCTGGCCTTAGGACAGGCCGAACTTCAGCAGCTTGATCGCGGCATAGTCGCTGATCGCGCCGCCAACGCGCTTGGTGGCGTAGAACAGCACATGCGGCTTGGCGCTGAACGGGTCGCGCAGCACGCGCAGGTCCGGGCGTTCGGCCACGGTATATCCGGCGGCGAAGTCGCCAAAGGCGATCGCCATGGCATTGGCTTCCGATGTCGGGCATGTCCTCGGCAATCAGCACGGGATAGCCCATCAGGCGCGCCGGCTCGCCAGCCGTCAGTCCATCCGACCACAGGAAGCGCCCGTCGGCATCCTTGAGCTTGCGCACCGCGCCCGCGGTCTTGGAATTCATCACGAAAGTGCCGTTGGCGCGGTATTCGGCGCCCAGCGCATAGACCAGGTCGATGATCGCATCGGCCGGGTTGGCCGCGTCAAAGTCTCCGTCGGCGCCGGTGGCGACATAGCCCAGGCTGCCCCAGCTCCAGCCGGCATTGTCCACGCTGGAGGCGGTCAGAAACCCCTCGGGCTTGTCGATGCCGTCGCCATCCACGAAGGCCGCCGCCTCGGATCGGGCGAACTTGTCGGCGATGCGGGTGGCCAGCCAGCCCTCGATGTCGAAAGCGCTGTCATCCAAGAGGCGCTGTGACGCCTTGGGCAGCGCCGACAATTCGTGCAGCGGAATACTGATGCGGTCGATCTGCGGCGTGCCGGTCTCGCTGGCCGGGTCGGTTTCCGTGGCCCAGCCGGCGCCCATATCGGCATGGTCGACCAGCACGTCATAGGACGTGGCCTCGACCTGCACGACATTTGCGACAGCGCGGATCGACGCGGTCGAGGACAGGGTCGAGCGGATCATGTCCGAGGTCTGCGGATCGACCAGGTAGCCGCCATCGGCGGCCACGGCGCTTGACATCGCCTTGCCTTCGATGTCCAGGCCGCGCAGCCCGTCATCATCGCCCGAGCGCAGGTAGGCAGCAAAGGCCTTCTGGTGGGGGGCCTCTTCCGCGGCCGCACTGGCCAGGACCGGGCGGCCCCCGGCGATCATGGATTTACGGTCAAGCTTGCTCATGCGTTTGTCCTGTTCCTGAAGCTTCTGGTGAATGTCGTTCGAAAAGGCCCGGAAATCGGTCATGAACCCGGCCATGGCCGTCTTCAGTTCCCCGGCCGGAGACATGTCTTCCCCGGTCCGAGCCTTCGTCTCGGGTTTGCTCATCTGTCTTTTCCTTCAGATAAGGTGTTGAAACGCCGGGCCTATTTCGGGACCAGCACGCGGCGCGCATCATCGAACACGCCCGCCAGTTCACGCATGATCCGGGCTTCGGGCTCTTCTCCCTTCGCCCCGACCCGCGCATCGGGAAGCATCGGGAACGTGACCAAGGACACCTCCCAAAGTTCCAGCTCCGACAAAAGGCGTCCGCCCTTGTCATTCTTGGTGGCGCGCAAGGTGCGATAGCCGATCGACAACCCGTCGATCGCCCCCGCCTCGATCAGCGCGGCGGCCTCTCTGCCCTTTTCGACCTCGCGCAGGATGCGCCCCTTGACCCAGAGGCCGCGGTCATCCTCGCGCACCTCGTCCCAGACGCCGATGGGTTGGGCCGGATCGTGCTGCCACAGCATCTTGACCCGCGCGCCCTTTTGGCCGAGCCGCTCCAGCGAGCGGCCATAGGCGCCGCGCTCGACCACGTCGCCGCCCTTGTCCGGGGCCCCGAACAGCGAGGCATAGCCCGCCACCTCGGTGCCATCGACCACCAGCTGCGCCTCCGGCCCCATGAATTTGTGTTCCAGGTTCATGTCTTTCTCCTCTCAATGGGCCGTGACCAGCAGCGATTGTGCCGCCTGCGCCAGGATCACCCCCACCACACCGAAAACCGTCAGCCACAGGCGGCGTTCCAGCCGGTGCATCATGTCCTCGATCTTGCCCAGCTGCGTGTGCAACTGACTGAATTGCAGCGCCGCCAGCCTTTCCTGCGCCTCGATGCGCATGGCAGGGGCACAGTCGAACGCCTCTCTCGGAAAGGGTCTGTCATCCATCCCCGACCTCCAGCGGCGGCAGGCCCAGCAAGCTGCGCTTTTCCGCATCGCTCAGGAATTCCGCTCCTCCGATCCGGGCCCATTGCGCCTCGCGTTCGCTGGCCAGGGCCGGCACCTGGTCGAGGTCGGGGCGCAGCGTGACGCTCTCGCCTGCGAAATCCCCCAGCCAGTCGGACAAGGCCCCGGTCACCCGCGTGGCCAAGGGCAGCACGGTCAGNCGATAGAAGGCGCGGTTGGCCTCNTGGTANTTNGCNTANGTCGCATCGCCGGGGATCCCGAGCAGCATCGGCGGCACGCCAAAGGCGATGGCGATCTCGCGGGCGGCGGCCTCCTTGGTCTTCTGGAATTCCATGTCCGAGGGTGAAAACCCCATCGGTTTCCAGTCCAGCCCGCCTTCCAGCAGCATCGGCCGGCCCGCATTGCGCGCGCCCTGATGCTGGGTCTCCATTTCCAGCAGGAGGCGATCATATTGATCGGCGCTCAACTGCCCCTGCCCATCCGTTCCCGCATAGACGATCGCCCCCGAGGGCCGCGCAGCATTGTCCAGCAGCGCCTTGGACCAGCGGCTGGCCGCATTATGCACGTCCACTGCATTGGCCGCCGCCTGCATTGCGGAC